CTCATAAATTATTTGTCTTTAAGTTTTCTAATGTCAATTTTCTCAAAAGGCTTGTCATCATTTACCTTGCTTTCAATTTCCTGTCTAATTATTTCTCTAATAAATGCTGAAATTGAAATTGGTCTTTCGCCGCTTTCAATTGCTTCATTTAGAATAATTCTATTAATCAAAGATACCTCGTCTTCCGATAGAAGTACTTGTAGCTTTTTTGTAAGTTTATCCATTTAACTTGATATATTATATTATCATTATATTATGTTTTTGTTTCATAAAAAAATGGGGAATAATTAAAAACTATTCCCCAAAATTATAGAATAATTATGCTAGAACTTCTTTCCAAGCGTCGCATCTAAAACCTACTTCTAAAGTAGCAGCATCCGGAGATTCATAGCTTAATTCAGCGGTAAATCCTAAACCTGAAATGATTTGACAATCTTCTAAAGTTACGGTTCTAAAAATATCTCCAGCTCTGTTGAACTGTACGATAACGATAGTACCTACGTAATCTTTTTTAAGTCCCATAGCACCAGTGTTTGGGTCGTATCTTAAGTTATACCATTGTCTCATTGATTTATAAAGGTAAGCTTGGTTTGCTTCATTTAAGTTTAATGAGAAGTTAACTGTTACGTCTACTGATGTGTTATCAGGAGTACCTGCGAACGATCTAGTTACGAACTTATATTTTTGTTCAATAGCACCAACTTCTTTATATAAATCTAATCCTGAGATTGAATTAATATGTTGAAGCATAAGTGGCGCATCCGAAACACCTTGTGGTGGAAGAATTGTAACTTCGAACAGGTTAGCCTGAACTGGTTCGAAATTTCTACCTTTTCTAGACGTTTGGTCTTGATTATAATGTGGTAAAGCCATGTTTATTAATGTTTTATTTTTTTATATATCTAATTAAGCTAGGTTACCTGATTGAATTTCACCAGTATTTAGAATTGTTGTTCTATGAACTACGATTTCTAAACCTTTTACCGGTTCAACATAAGTATCAATAATACCCATATTGTTATCAATAACTTCGTTAGTATTGTTAGATTGATCCATTACGTTTTTAAATTCGTAAACTCCACCGTCTTGTTTAACACCTTCTAAGAATGAATCTGCTAAAGTTTTAATTTCAAGTCTAGTTTGAACATTGTTAAATTCAAATACGTAATCTTTAAGAATATCTGCCATACCATCTTGGATATAAATAAGGGCTTCTCTAACGTGAGCTGAAGAAAGCGCAGATTTAATAGATTGTTGTGCAGTTTTGTTTCCTAAGATCGTTAATCCAGTTCCTCTTTGGAATACAATTGGATTGATTCCGAATGGCTCTAGAACGTCTCTATCATTTTTATCAAATGCATATTCAGTTCCTTTAACATTTGTACCAGATACAACGCCACGTCTTGGACCAGCAACGATTGACCAAGGTAAAGCGTTAGTGTATTTGTCCATGTAATTGTTTGAAACGTAAGCAGCTGCTGGAACAATAATATCTTTTCCATTGTCGCTTACGATTAAACCAGGTCCGTAGTAGAACGCGTAGTTTGCTCCTTCAGTGATACTTGGTAAAGAGTAAACTTTTGTAGGGTTCTTATCTTGATTACCTCCAGTTGCAATATAAGCTGTATTAAATACTCCTTCTGAATCAGTAAATGATGGATCAAATGATTTTTTAAAATCTTCAATAGTAGGTGCATTTAAAATAGCAGATGCATTTTGTCTGTCTTTTGCTAATTGAGAAAGATTACGTTTGTTATTTAAACCGTTAGTGTCGAACGAAGTAAATGTATCAACAATATATCTAAAATCGATCATGTCTTTATCTACTAATGCCTCATATAAACCAATACCGCCTGAAAGAACAGATAAATATTGGCTAATAGTTTTAACAGTAATCTCAGCTTTTGGTAAAACAAAAGTTTTGTAATGAGCAGATGCATTTTCAAAAGATTTAATAATTCTATCAGAATAGTCTGGCGTAATGTCTGTAAATACTTCGAAAATAGTTTTCAAATTATTATTTGGATCAATTTTCTTAGAAATTCTACTAACTCTTGCAAGTCTACCAGCTGTCGCTGAATCTACATAATCTCCAGGTACTATTGGGAATGAAAACGCAGGATTAAGATTTGAAATAGCTGATGTTAAATAAGATACTGTAAAACTAGTACTTCCATTTAAACCTGCTGTTAAAACTCCATTGTAGTTATCTCCAAATGTATATGGTGTTACTCTACTATTTGAAACATGTAAGAATTCTAATTCTCCTGTAGTTCCAGATAGAGAAGAGTATGATGTACTAATGTTTGTGTCGCATTCAATAGTAATTGTTCCTAATGCTGGTGAAAGACCAACTGCTGGAGTAGTTTCTGCCCACGGTAAAGTGTTTGTAATTAATGTATATTCGTTAGCAACTGCAGATAATAAAGAATCTTCTCCTTCAACCGCCTTAAGTGCTTCAACTTCAGTAATATTATCAATTACCAAAGTATCTCCATTAACTGTGATTGTTTCATCTCCGGTTAATTGGATTGGGTGGTGTACATGTACATCTTGGCCAACTACATGTGATAACAATTCGAAATCTTGGGTTTCATCTGCGATGTGACCAATAAAATCAACTTTAGTTCCGTTTTCGTCAAGTACTGCATCTTCATCAACAGCACAGAATAAACCAGTTCTTCTAGCTTCAGCGTTAACGATTGATTCAATATATAAGTTTCTACCTTCAAGATCTTTAAATCCTGGTAAAATAGATCCAGTGTATTGTGCGATTAAGCTAACTTGTCTTAAGTTTGCAAATTCGTTTAATTTAGATTTAATTAATCCTGTTGATGTAAAGTATGCTGAATAAATTGGATCGTTTGCCATTACAGCAGCGTCAAATTCTCCTTTAAATACAAATACGTCAATCATAAAATCTGACATTCTGTCAAATTCGTTTAAGTATTCAGGAACATTACCTTCACCGTACCATTCTCTTGCAGTTAAATCAAATTCTTTAACTGAAGCCGCTTGTCTTACAATAACAGTAATTGAATCTTGTTTAATGTTTACGAAATTTAATAAGTTGTTGTCTCCGTTTCCAATTTCTGCTAAAGTTGCAGAATCTGAAGGTGTCATAAATTTATCATTGTCGAAAAATTTATCATAATCACCAGTTCCAGATACTGAAGTATTACCATCAATAGAACCATTAGTTGAAATCGATTGGTAGTACGTAATATCATCTTCTGTCTCGAATTTCGCCAAGTTCAATGCTAAGATTGGACCTCTTGAAAGAGCTTCGATACAAGATCTGTGGAAAAACATTCCCTTTTTTTCTAATCCTTTATCAATTGAACCAAAAACATTATTAAATGTTTCTTGTGAATCAATTAAAACTGGAGTGTTGTAAGGTCCTTTTCTAGAGTGACCTACTACTAATCTAAGAGTCTCAACGTTAATGTTCGCTGTTTGAGATTTGTCAAACTCAAGTCTATAAACTCCTGAGCTCTTAAAATTTAATAATTGCGGACTTAGTGCCATAATTTTAAGTGTATTTTTTTTCTTTTATTATATATCCTTTTTTTAGACGGAGATTACAATAAATCGTAAATATCGTATTGCATATCACCTTGAACATCACTATCTTTAAATAAGATTTTTTCCATTAATTCGTGTTTTTCAGGTTCAATAACATCCAATAATTCTTCGACATAGTCTGCGTAATCTGTTGTTCCAAAAAATTCAGTTGCAGTAATACAGGTCATGATAGTATCATCTTTTCCCATTTGAGCTGCGTAACTTCCATTCTTAACAGTACCAAAAAGACTGGCCTCTTGAACTGTTGTTATATCATTTATTTTAATTCTGTTTGTTTCGATCAATTTTTTAAAGTTTTGGCAGAAAATTGCCTTATTATCAGATTTAAGTTTAAGGCCAGCTTTAGGAACTTTTGAATCATGCCTGTGTTTAAATCTTAGCACCATTTCGTCCTCAAAATCATTTCTACCTGGAAAAACTGTTGAAAGATATTGTAGCAAAATACTTCCATATGTATTAAACTCTATAATCATTTTAACGTTTTCCGAGTTAAAAACATCAATTGCTAAAGTATATAATATTTTTGCAAAATCTTCAATTGGATGTTCATTACTTCTAAAAACTGCAACTTGATTAATCATAAAGAAATCGTACATTGCACCTGGTGTGATATATCCTTCAATGTGTTTATCTGACATTGGTTCAACTTCAAACACGTTAATCACTGAGTAATCCCCACCGTTTCCTTCGGCAATATCTACAGAAAATAAATAATATCTGTCAGATTCAGCAGCTGCTTCAATATCGAAATCTGGATCAAACGCTAAAAATCCTTCAGTGTCCATGTGTATATTCTCAAAATCTTCAAGATCATGCCATACAAATTTCTTTGCATTTTTACGGATACTTTTCATAGTACCTGGACTCAGCAATAAACTTGATGAACTTGTAAATTCATTTCCATATTGTCTATTAAATGCGTCCTCTGATCCAAGGTTTCCAAGTTCTCTTTGGTAC